TTGGCAGATGCGGCCCTGCTGGTCGGCCTCACGCATTTCCTTGCCGTAAAAAGCGCCGAGGATGGCAGCCTCAAAACTGCACTCGTACTCCTGCAAGTACTGATCCTCGGCCAATTGCGCCCGGGCGGCAGACAGTTCGCCGCTAGGGAGTAACCCGCTGCTGGAGGCGGGGAGGCGCAGCAGGAACCACTCGCTAGGGAGACGAGTGGCCGTTTCGTAAATCTCCCAAAAGGCGTTCTTGCCCTTGGGCGTACCGCCAAACACCGCCCAGCCTTGTTTATCCGAGAGGGCAGGGCGTATGACGTTGCCAAACACGCTGGGTTTGAAGTCGCCGTATTCGTCCATGTAAACGCCAGAGAACCCGAGGCCACGCATGGCATCCGCGTTGTCAGCACCGTAGAGGCGTATCTGGCTGCCGTTGATCAGCGTGATTGTCAGTTCTTGTTCGTTCTTGGACTGCGTGACGCTTTGCGCAAACTCTTGGAAGTATTGCCATGCAACCGCCTTGGCCTGACTACGGTAGGGGGCGATGTAAGCAAACAGCCCCCGATCCCCTTGGTAAGTGATGGCGGCTCGGATGATGTCGTTGACGGCTGCGACGGTCTTGCCTGCGCGACGGTGGGCGACAAGGCAGGCCCAGCGTTGCGTCCTGTCGTGAAACGGCATGAACGCTTTGCGTGGGCGGTAAGGCAGGATTATTCGGGAGCCATCCATCCGATCTGTACCTTGACCGGGCCGTTGTCTTTGCCTGTGATCTCTTGGCGGGCAAGTTTGGGAACGTGGTATTCCAGCAGGGTGCTGAAGGCGTCAAAGGCAGCCTGCGCTCCCTTCTCCGCAGCGATCTCATCTAGCCACCCTTGGAGTCTGTCTGCGTTGCCGTCCACAAACGCTGCAATGGCCTCTCTGGCCGCTTGCGTGGACTTATTGGGCATTCCCTTCGGCCTACCGGGGCCGGGTTTCTTGCCTTTTTTAAAACTAGTGCTGTTTTCGGGCATAGCGGCTGCTTTTTGCCATACCTCTCATGGCTTTAGCAAGTTTTTTGCCTTTATCGGCCTCGTTAAAGTCTTTGGCTACGCTTTGAGGGATGCCCGCTCGTTTGGCAAAAGCAGGGTCATGTGCCGCAGCAGCCATGAACCGGCGTTGCTTGTCAGATGTGCTGGGCATAAATTATTCCGACAAATCCTCTAAATACTCACGAAATGCTGATTTTTTGTCGCCGCCTCGCCGTCTTACATAAAATTGTGCGATGTCTGCATCGGAATACCCGTAAGCCCGCCCAAAATCTATTGGAGATTTTGCGTTTTTTAATTTAGAAATCGCTTCCTTGTTTTTGCCAACAATCCACGAATCAAACGCTATTGGACTTGCCTCTATTGCATACCCTTCTTGCTTTAACCCTTCTAATAACTCGTCGCCCTCTACCGTATCAGCGTTTGCTCGTATTTCAGCAACTTCTGATTGCCCTTTCCGCAATGACTCTAATTCTTGCGCGGAACTCTTTGCAGTATGAATTTTCCCTGTTTTCGCCAATGCTTCAAATTCAGTTTCCGAAATTTTCCGCATTGCTGGATCATATTGCTTTAACGCCCCTGCAAGTCGCCCTAAAGGCAAAGCCGACGCAGCAGCCATTGCCATTCCTGCGGGGTCATTAGCGCGTCTGGCGCGTTCTACGTCGCGGGCGGCGAGGGCTGGGCCTACGCCGGGGATGAAGCTGGCCGCTGTCTCTACGCCGATGTCCGCTAAATCCTGCTCCTGCGGGTCTAGCGAGATTGCCCGCTCAAAGCGGCGGCGCAGGTCGGCCTTTTCCCCTACGGCTCGTAGGGCGGCGGCAACCTGTTCCCGGCGCATCGGCATTACTTGAATCGCTCCAGCTTGTACGACAGGCTCGCAATCTCGCCCACGATCTCATCCACGATGTTCTGCAAGTCGGTGTCCTGCGGCAATTCTCTGCGGATGCCCTTGACGAACGTCAGCAGGCTGTCGGCATATTTCGCCGCGTCCGTCTGCACCTTAAACCCGTCAGGGTAGTCTCCGAGCGGGATAATGCCGTAATGACCCTGATACGACTCGGCGTATTTGTCCGCAAGGTCAATGATGTTCTCGTAGTAATGACCGAGCGCCTTATGAGCGGCGTAGGAGGCGGTGTTCAGATGCAGGTAATGGGCTGCCGTACTGCTATGCAGCAGCACTCCCACAAACTCTGCGGCGTCCTTGTGCGACATAGATTCCTCCGAGTGCGAGGGTAAAATTTTGCTACTGGTTCGTCAACTGCACGACGGCGTATGGCAAAACAAGCGCGAGCGTGCTTTCGTCGGGCAAACCGTGCTTTTCAAGAAGCTCTTTTTCGGCGGGATAAACGAGCATTGCGCCCTCGTACTGGAACATTTGCGCGTTGGCTACGCCTTTTTCCACGCCCTCAAAGTCATCCAACATTACGACCGTGTTGCCGTGGGCAATCTCTGCCAATAGCCGAACGTCTTTCGGGGTCAACCTGCCGTCCAGAAATATCAAGTCGGCCTTGACCTTGTTTTTCAACATATCCTCAAACATCTCGGTGCTGCCCTTCATCGGGTACTGGTTAACCTTAAACGGGAGCTTGATGTCGTTGTTGTGATCGCAGGTGTACACCGTCGCCCCGCTGGAAACGAGCGCGAGCGTGGACTTGCCGATATAGGTGCCGACCTCAGCAACCACTTTCGGTTTAACCGCCTGCACGACGCTGTAAAGACACCAGAACGCGGCAAGGCTGATGCTGCCCGTCGGTGCCTGTGCCGTAGCGCGTAACGCATCCAGCATATTGAGCTGATCCACCCACGGGATTTTCGGCTGGCTGACGGTGTTTTCCAGCAGCGTTTCCCAAATGATGCGGCTTGTTCTTTTGCGATTTAAGTTAATCATGCTAATTTCTCCCTATGTCAACTTTCGTGTTTTTCCACGTTGGCACCGATCTTTCTATGCCAACGGCTATGGTGGCGTCGCTTAAAAAGCACAATCCCGGCGCCGAAATCATCCAAGTTACCGACAATGCCACGCCAACGGTTCCCGGCGTCACATGGTCGCACCCGACGATGGGCGACCCCGCGCACCTGATGCTCTGGCGTACCTCGGCCTTTGCCGATCTGCGCCTTGACCAGCCTGCGCTTTACATGGACACCGATATGCTGGTGCGCAAGCCCATCCACCCTGAGTTGCTGTTGGGCGGTGCGCTGATCGCGGTTTGCCGACGTTCGTTTATGCGCGAGGCAATCTTCAACGTCCACCAGCGCGGGCAGGACTATTCCGAATACGCTGGTAAGACGCTGGATGAGGTGTACCCTTACCTTGGCTGCGCGACCATCACCCCAGATGCGGGCGTGTGGGTCAATCTTGCCGAGCGGTACGCCGCCCTGCCCGACAAGTTCAAAGCGTGGTACGGCGATCAGGAGGTTCTGCGAGATTACGTCAACGGCCTCTCCCCGCTTTTCGTCAAAAAGCTGGACGAGTACCGTTATGCTTGTTTGCCCGAGCATTTTGCCGAGTTTCCCTCGCCTGTCATTGCCCATTACAAGGGTAAGCGCAAAGCACAGATGTTTACCGACGCTGCTCTGGCTTGATGGCATCGTCGTATAAGGCCCAGAGATCGCGTATGGCGGCCTCTGCGTCTCGGGCGACGTAAAACTCACCCCTGCTTTCAAATATCAGTCGGAACCGCTCTTGGCTTTCCGTAATCCGGCCTTTCGGGGCTTTGATTTCAACCCAGCAGACCCATTCCGTGCCGTCAGGGAGTGTTTTCGTAACCAACTTGTCTGGGACGGAACCGACTTGAGCGTAATCGTGTACTTGAAAGCCCGCTTTACGGAGGGCTTCCGTAATGATTTTGTCGTTGCTGTCTCGTCGTGCGGCGTATCGCATCGTGCTTCGTTAACCAGTCTGCCCAGCCATATTTGCCACCATATTCTGTTAGTCGGATAACCGTTCAACGGGGGTATTCGCACGATCTCTTAACCTCTCCACAGCCCTTTCACCCCAAAGTTGACGCACTAGGCCCACCGCATCAGGGTCTGACAATACTGCCTTGGCCCCCGCTTCCCTGACCAACTGTGCCACACGTTCCCGATCAATTTCCGCTCCAGCGGCTAACCGAGCATCAAGGTATCGCAGACGGTTCAGCGGTGATTCCCTGACCAACTCATCCCACATCCTCTGGCAACTCTGGGTGTCTAATTGCCTTTTATCTTCTATGGGCTGACTGGGCTTACTCTCGGGGTATGAAGTTTCATCTCCCATGCTTAAGACCCTGATGACTGATGGTGAATCCGCACGGTTGAGACGGAGTTACGCCTCAACTTGGATCGTGCGGGATTGATGACTGACGGAGCCATCCGCTGTCGGCTACTTTTGCTCAAGGTTCGTCCCCTCAAGTGCCATTTGCGCTTCCCGACTGACGCCGCGCACCTACAGGCTGGCCGCCCCGGTGTAGGTTTAAGGTAATGCTGCGCGTAGTTTCCCCGACCAGCATTCCCGAGTGTTTGGGCGTGGTGGGGTGGTTGACAAGGCTAGAACAGCCGGTCAGACTTCCATCACGCTTTAACCGCAATTCAAGCGTAAGGCTCCCCCGCAGCCGCGTCAACCCCCCTAACGGGGGGTTTTCGTTTCTGGCTTCCGTAACGGCTTCAGAGATGATGCGGATAACCGCTTGCCGTTCCCTCGCCTTACGCCTTGCAGCCCTTGCAGAGGCTCTACGGCGCTCTACGTTGGCGTAGTAATACGCACGGTGGTAAGCAGTACGGCTCACAGTTCGCTAACCTGTTGGATGCGTTTACCGATCCACCCCATAACAGGCACAGCCATACTGTTGCCCAATGCCTTGTACCGTGGGCCGTCTGGGCTTTCTGAAGCCTTACGCCACGGGATGTTGGTGTAACCGTCAGGAAAGCCTTGAAGGCGCTCGCACTCTACAGGCGTGAGGCGGCGCACTTGCATGGCAATATGCGCTGACGGAGTGCGATTTGTCCCGCTATCACTTGCCTTCAGAGTTGGAGCAACATTTTCGTCATAAGCAATGCCTCCAGCCTTTGCGCCTTGTCCCGCAAAAAATGCGCCGATGGGCTGCATAATCGTTGCGTGTGCGGCGTTATCGCGTGCAAGGGTATGGCAAGGATCGCCCGGCTGCCGTGACTGGCGGTTGACAGGGGCGGTTATTTGAAAGAAATCATACGGTACGGGTTGGGCCACTACATTCTGCCCACGGTCTGCACATGGGCTGCTATCGTGTCGTGCAATTAAACTTCCAGCAACGTCTCCAAATTGAGTAACAGGTTGCGCGATAGCGTGAACGTCTGTCTTAGTCAGCGTAAACATTGCGCCCGTTGCATCAGCACCTAACCCGTTTGGGCCTGAATGTTCGTCTCTGCCAATCACCGTTGCTTGAATAGCAAAAGTGTCAGATTCCCCGTCGTACCGTTGACCGATCCCTGATGTCAGCGTATTGGCAACCAAGGTTTCACTTCCACCGCCTAAATCACCGCCATTAGCGCGTAAGGTGCCTACCCCTTCACGGTAATCCGCAAGGCTTGAAGTGGTGTATCCAGTTTGGATTGGTGCAATTTCTTCTATGTTGTTGCGACTATTTCCAAACTGCGCCGCAATGGTTCCGGCAACGTCTTTCCTCGTTTCTCGGCTCGGCGCAGGATGCCCTTGCAGGCTGTGGGACTCAAAAAGAACCGCTGCGGCACGTTGCCAACTTCTAGCGTTTGCGACAACAAACACACGACGGCGGCGCTGGGCCACTCCGAAGTATTGAGCGTCCAGAACCCGGTAGGCGAACCCATACCCGAGTTCTGCCAACATTCCGAGGAAGGTTCCAAAATCCCGTCCTCCGTTAGACGACAAGACACCGGGGACGTTCTCCCATACCAACCACTCGGGCCTATATCGGCGAGCAATTGCGCCGTAGGTGAGCATGAGGTTGCCACGCGGGTCAGCCAGTCCTTTTCGCAGTCCTGCAACGCTGAAGGATTGGCAGGGGGTTCCTCCCACAAGAAGGTTGATTGGTTCATCGGGCCATTCCTCGTATCGGGTCATGTCGCCGTAATTGCGGACGACGGGGTAATGATGTTTTAGGACGGCACACGGGAACGGCTCTATCTCGCTGTACCACGCTGCCTCCCAACCCAACGGATGCCACGCAACCGTGGCCGCCTCTATACCGCTGCATACGCTTCCGTACCTCACGGGGTTTTCACTTTGCCAGCCTGTAACTGCCAAAGGCGAGCATCTGGCACTTTGCCCGCCTTGACCCATTGCTGCACCGCCGCCCGGGTGACCCCGAAAGCCTTGGCAACAGCGTATTGGGAGCCGTATTTCTTGATGAGTTGTTGCGGTTTCATAAAAAAGGAGGATAGGGGGGTTGACACCCTATGTCAAGGCAACTATCCTATCAGCGTTGATTAACACACAGGAGCAACAGAGATGCTTACCACACAACGACACATCCTCGGCCTTTACTGCGAAATTGAAGTCGCTTACTCGTTTGACGCTGACGAACGCGGCACGTTCGTGGAGTTAGATGAGGTTTGGATTCTGGGTTATTACCCCGAGGGCTGCGAGAGCGATTCAGTACGCCGCAGCGATTACGTCAGCATCAACGCTAAGGCTGACATCCGATACCTGACCGCCGCCGAGATTGACGATCTCAAGGCCGAGTGCGTGGAACACGCCGACGCCCGCGCTGCCGAAGCCGGTCACTACGAGGATAGCGCCGATGAATAAGCGCCCCTCACTCTGGCCGGTCGTGCTGTTAATCGTTGCCGTTTATCTACTGGCCGCGCTTGTAGAACCCTGCGACGGTCACTCATGCGATGCGGAGGTGACACATGGAACGCGATAACGTATGGCAGGACGACGATAGCTGGTGGCACCAGCAAGACTTGGAAATGCAGGAACGCGAGGAGCAGGAGCGCATTGAAGCCTGCAACCGCGCATTAGACGAACTCAAGGAGAACAACGATGCAGAGTGAAACGATAGGCGCATTGGCCGCCGCTTTAAGCAAAGCCCAAGCCGACATTACGGGGGCGCTGAAAGACAGCAGCAACCCGTTCTTTAAGTCCAAGTACGCCGATCTGGCATCGTGCTGGGATGCCTGCCGCAAGCAGTTAGCCGCGAACAACCTTGCGGTGATCCAGACTATTTATGTGCATTGGGAAAGCGGTCAAACCATGTTAGCAACAACGCTGGCTCATAGCAGCGGTGAATGGATACGCAGCGATTTGCCAGTTCTT